AATGAGCGATGTATTAGACGGAAACTACGAGCGATTTATCAGAGCGAAGTCTCAACTGGACGGGAACTATGGATTTGAGCCGACGTTCGTGCCTGATTACCTCTTCCCATTTCAGACTGTATTAGTTAAATGGGCGGTACGTAAAGGGCGAGCCGCCATATTCGCCGATTGCGGACTTGGAAAGACAATAATGGAGCTGGTGTGGGCGCAGAATGTCACTGGCTATACAGGACTCCCAGTACTCATTTTGACCCCCTTGGCAGTTGCCGCACAGTTTACCCGCGAGGCGGAGCGCTTCGGCATCGACGCGGCCCGATCTATTCGTGGGGAAATAACCGCACCTATTATGATTGCCAATTATGAGCGACTACATCTCTTCGACCCGGCTATGTTTGGCGGAGTGGTTTGTGATGAGTCTAGCATCCTCAAGTCATTCGATGGGATTCGGCGTGGGCAGATAACAGAATTCATGCGCCGATTGAAATACAGACTATTAGGCACGGCTACCGCGGCGCCGAATGATTACGTCGAACTCGGCACTTCCAGCGAAGCGCTCGGATATTTGGGCTATATGGACATGCTGGGCAGGTTCTTCACAAATCGCCAGCGCACAACTCACGCTTACCATGGCAAATATCGGCTGAAGAACAACGAGGGTTGGCGATTCAAGGGGCACGCAGAGCAGCACTTCTGGCGGTGGGTATCGTCGTGGGCTCGGGCATTACGCAAGCCGTCTGACCTCGGCTTTCAGGATGATGGTTTCGATTTACCACACCTCACAATAAATCAGCATGTAGTCAAGGCTCGCACGCCGCCGCCTGGGATGCTGTTTAGCCTGCCGGCTATCGGCCTCACAGAACAGCGACAAGAACGTCGCCGCACGATTGAGGAACGATGCGAGATGGTCGCGGAATTGGTCAACGATACGGGCCAACCGGCAGTAGTCTGGTGTGCGCTGAATGACGAGGGAGATAAGTTGGCGCGGCTAATCCCCGATGCAGAACAGGTATCAGGCAAGGATTCAGACGACGCGAAAGAGGCTAAGTTTACGTCATTCACTAACGGGGACGTCAGAGTTATTATCACAAAGCCGAAAATAGGCGCGTGGGGGTTAAATTGGCAACATTGCAATCATATAACATTCTTCCCGAGTCATAGCTACGAGCAATATTATCAGGCGATACGTAGATGTTGGCGCTTCGGGCAAGAGCAACCTGTCACGGTTGATATTGTGGCAACTGAGGGGGATGTTTTAGTGCTAGAGAATTTGCAACGGAAGGCCGCTCAGGCTGCGGATATGTTTACGGAGTTGGTAGCGCACATGAGAGACAGTATTGATATTGACAGGCTATTTATCTATGACAAAAAAGTGGAGGTTCCGCAATGGCTGTCTTAGACCAGGAGATTCAGAAAGAGTTTGCTTTGTACTGTGGCGACTGCATGGAGGTAATGCCCCAATTTCCAGATGGGTCTATTCACCTATCAGTCTATTCCCCCCCATTCGCTGGGCTATATCAGTATTCCTCAAGCGAGCGTGACCTATCGAATAGCAACGATTACGATCAGTTCATGGAACATTATGCCTATGTCGTACGCGAACTGCATCGCCTGACTATGCCAGGCCGAATGACGGCGGTACATTGCATGGATATACCTCTCAGCAACAGCGGCAAAGGTGACGCGATGATAGACTTTTCAGGCGACATCATTAGATTGCATCAGTCGAACGGTTGGCAATACAACGCCCGCTACAGCGTGTGGAAAGAGCCGCTAACAGTCCGAAATCGGACGATGAAAAAGTCTCTAGCGCATCAGACCATTGTCGAAGATTCGAGTAAATGCAGCGTAGCCAGCGCCGATTATCTCCTGGTATTTCGACGCGAGGGAGTTAACCCTGAACCGATCACCCATCCCCACGGATTGACCGAATATGCTGGATCCAGACCTATGCCGGCCGATTTGCAGAATTACCGAAATTGGCAAGGTAAACAAATTGAGAACAGATATTCACATTGGATATGGAGACAATACGCCTCTGCGTTTTGGGATGATGTGCGCCTTGATAGGGTGCTGCCTTACAAGAAAACCCGGGATGAAGAGGACGAGAAGCACATCCACCCGCTGCAACTTGATGTGATTGATCGGACAGTCGTACTATGGAGCAATCCCGGAGAGCGAATACTGTCCCCGTTTATGGGCGTTGGGTCTGAGGTTTACGGCGCGGTCACAGGCGGCAGAGTTGGTATCGGTATCGAGCTGAAGCCGAGCTATTATCGCCAGGCGGTGAAAAATGTTTCCGAGGCGCTTAACGACCAGTATTCCAGTATGCCGTTATTCGGGTTTGCAGAACAGGCGATATCGTCGTGACCCATATTTCGCGGCCCGGACGTGGCCGAGGAGGAGTGATGACTGATATTTGGGTACACAAGGCAAGCAATGGCCTCGGCGTTGCCATTGTCACGGAAGATGTTGAGCACCGACAGGAGATCCTTGTCTTTTGGGAGGAAGTGGACGGGGTGCTAAAGGAAATTCGGCGTTACCAGCGGGACCATGAACGTAAAGAGCTGGTTGCCAGAGATCGGGCGCGGCTTAATGCCTGGAATAAGCGGCAGGCCGAGGAGGAGTGATGGGATACTTTAGCAACGGAACGGAAGGCATGGTTTACGAGGAGCAGTACTGTGCTCGGTGTGTTCACCAACCCAAGGAGGAAACGGACGGCTGTCCAGTATGGGACTTGCACCATCTCTGGAATGGTACAACGGGAGATATTGGCGGCATCCTTGACATGTTGATTCCGCGTGACAGAGACGGAATCAACCAGCAATGCGCGCTGTTTGTCCAGGAGGCCGAAGATGACCATGCCGACTGACACGCGGGAATTGCCGATCCTATACGTGTGTACTGAGTGTGACCGGGTCGGGCGCGGAAAACCGAAACGCGACGATCCCGAATGGGCGTGGGGCTGGATATGCTGGCAGGATACGCGGGTGCGCTGCGAGGCGCATTTCATGCCGCTGAAGCTCGTTCCTGACGATATGTGCGAGGTGGTGGGGGATGACGACGTTACCGACTGACACAAGACGTAAATCAGTGCTGCTGGCCCGGGCCCGGAATTGGGAAATCGCTAGCGGTGGTGTTGGCATATACCCGGCCGGTGATGCTCAATTGCTGATTACCCACCCCGATTTTACTCGCGCCGGGGATGGCATGGCGGGAATTGTTGACCTCTACGATGCACCGATGGAACTGGCGCTAGAAACGATTAGGTGGGGTATTACAAACAATGGCAAGTTTGCTGAGAGAATGGAAGCCAGCGCTTATCGTTTGTTATCCATTGAGAATGGAATTGTCGAGGCGCTTGATGGATTATTGCTTGATATGCAATAGCCGATGTGGTGTAAATGTGGTACAATCTCTCTTGAGGTAAACCACATGATAGGACAACGATTTGAGCGACTGACAATCATTAGAAAAAGTGATGGAAGATATTACCTATGCCGCTGTGATTGCGGCAACGAAAAACGTGTTCGGAAGGACCATCTGGTTGGTGGCAAGACCAGAAGTTGCGGCTGCCTTCGGAGTGAAATAACAGCGAAGAACAGAACTAAACATGGCATGTATGGGACAAAGGTGTATCGAACTTGGTCTCATATCAAGACACGTTGCAATAACAAAAACAATGACAACTACAAATATTACGGTGGCAGGGGGATCAAGGTCGATTTGGAATGGAGTGCATCATTCGCTGCGTTTTATCGTGCTGTAGGCGATCCCCCTACAGATGCTCATACGATTGATCGAATCGACGTTGATGGCAACTATGAATATGGCAATGTTCGATGGGCAACCCGGGAAGAACAACAGGCCAACACAACGGCAACCGAGTACATTACGATTGGGAAAAGAGCGCTGCGCCCAAGAGTGTGGTGTAATGAATTTGGAATTAAATTCAGCACCTATCGATCTCGTATCGGGCGGGGGTGGGACAAAGTGGAAGCACTTACTTTCCCGATTGTTTCCCCAAAGGATCGGGGGGCACATCGACATAGGCGTAAGTGAGTTGTGCATCGAGGCCGGATTGGTGGAGGTGGAATGATGGCCAACTGTCAACACTGTTGTGACCACATGTGGGATGATGTCACCTTCGATGATGACCCAGAAAACCCTAGCAGAATAACGCATCTGATGTGCATGAAATGCCATATGTTCAGACTCGTGCCCGAGATTGAAACGTCGGCAGGCAACCAGATTATTCGGGCCTGGATATTCGATTCCAATGCGGAGCAGCACTACTGGTACGAGAAACCGTGAAACGCCAGACGCCGCTTGTCAAGCGGCCGCGTGTGCTATAATGGCAAATAGTGACCATAGGTTAAAGTGAAACTTAACACAGGTTAAATTGTTGTGAGTGACTCGTAATGAATATTAACGTTCGTGCCTTCACCGCCTGGCTGCGAGCCAATGACATCACCTGGCGCGACCTGTCAGACTTCGACCGCGTGCGGGTGTGGAGGTTTTGGCTGCATGACCAAACCGAACAAAAGAAATAAACCCTGCGTTAGGTGTGGGGGGATTGAGCGTAATAGTAGTGGGAATTGTATCCCTTGTGGAATAGAGAACACCCGAGCATGGCGCCTTGCTAATCCTGAGAAATATAGAGCAAGCCATATTAAAGGTGTCATGAAATGGAAATCCAAAAACCCTGATAAAGTGCGAAGGTATTAGTGATGCTTATGGGTGACAAAAAGGTGACACCAAAAAAAGGGGGCAAATTCTACGAGTGGAACCCCATCTTTCTCGAGCAACTCGCTAAGATTCCCAATGTCAGTCGTGCAGCTCGCAAAGCGGGAACAACCCGAAAGACGGCCTACAGTCATCGCAAGACCAACGAGGCCTTCGCGGCCTCTTGGGATGATGCTCTAGAGGTTGCGTGTGACCGCCTGGAAGAGGAAATGTGGCGGCGGGCGGTTAAGGGCGTAGATCATCCAGTTATCTATGAGGGCGAAATCACGGATACCTATAAGAAGTATTCCGACACCCTCATCATTTTCCTGGCCAAAGCCCACCGGCCGGATAAGTTCCGAGAACGAATGGATGTGACCAGCGGGGGCGAGCGAATCAAGGCCCCGATCATTTACTTACCGAACAATAAGCGAGATGGAAACGACGACGATCGGGCCTCAGCCTAAGCAAGAGCAATTTCTGGCTACCCCCGCAGACATCGCCTTTTACGGTGGAGCGGCCGGGGGCGGGAAGAGTTACGCCTTGCTACTAGAGCCTCTCCGACATGTTCAAACGGTCAAAGGATTCGGCGCTGTTTTCTTTCGACGCACGACTCCTCAGATCTCAAATGAGGGGGGGGCGTGGAGCGAAACGTACAACCTCTACCCGCATCTCGGCGGTCAGGACCGGACCACGCCTCGCTACCAGTGGCATTTCCCCCCCTTCAACAATGCCATCACCTTCAGCCACATGGAGCACGAGAAGAACCGCTTCGACTGGAAGAGTGCCCAGATCCCGCTCATCATCTTCGACCAGGTCGAGGACTTCACGCGCGATCAGTTCTTCTATATGCTCTCGCGCAACCGGACCGGCTGCGGGATCCGGCCGTATGTGCGTGGCGCTTACAATCCGGTGCCGGTGGATGACCCCGTCGGCGGCTGGCTCCACGAGTTTGTGAGTTGGTATCTCGACGACAACCTGGAGTATCCGGACGAAAGCAAGGCCGGCGTTTTGCGTTGGTTCGTGAACATCAACAACACGCTGCATTGGTTCGACAGTCGGGAAGTGGCCGTCAGCGCCTACCCTCATATCCCGCCCAAATCCTTCACTTTCATCCCATCCTCCATCTACGACAACGCGATTCTGCTGGAACAGGATCCGGACTATCTGGCCAATCTATACGCCCAGGACCAGGTGGATATGGAGCGGTTGCTGAAGGCCAATCACAAGATCCGGCCGGAAGCCGGCACCATCTTCAAGCGGTCCTGGTTCGAGATCGTGGACAGTGTGCCACCGGCTCCAGTCCGAGACCTTCGCTTCAGGGACTATGCCGCCACCGAGCGCAAGCTAAAAGACGGCGCCGCAACCGCTTCTGTACGGATGGCGCTGATCCGTGGCACCTACTACGTGATCGACGTGACCGAGGACTGGATCGGCCCGGGCGACATGGATGATTGTACCCGCAACCTGGCCACCCAGGACGGCCGGAAGGTCGCCGTTCGCTGGGAGGAGGAGGGCGGCGCTAGTGGCAAAAAGGTCAGCTATGAGCTGGTCCGTAGGTTGGGCGGCTGGGATGCCGAAGGGGTCCGGCCGGATGGCGACAAGCTGACCAGGATCAAACCCCTGGCTTCTCAGGCAAAGACTGGGAATGTAAAGCTACTTCGCGGAGAATGGAATGAACGCTTCCTGGCCATAATGCACGCAACCCCCGATGGCCTCTGGGACATACGGGATGCTGCTTCCGGCGCTTTCAGCGAGCTCAATATCAAAACTTATGGCAAACCAAGGGTGGTGAAATTTGCTTGACATAGAACAACGGATCAACCCAGCCGTAACCAACCGGGTCGTCGACCCGGTGAGGCTCTCCTTCCTGCAGTGGCTAGCCGAGGCCGACCAGCGAGACCGGGCTCTCATTCGTGATTACCGGGACTATTATGAT